GAAGATATATCACGATGTATAATTTCTATAGTAGAATTGGAGTTTTGTTCATGTTGTTCTTTTTGTTCAACTTCATTTTCAACTATATTACAATGATTGAGAGAAGAAGATGTACTACTATTAGAATTTGAAAGACTAGAAGTGTCTATGGATATAGATATACTATTTGCCAATTGCATTTCCGATGTATTGGTATTTACAATTTGAGACAACTGGTGTTTTTCTTGGAAATAGGATCGTCTCCCCTCCTTTACACTCTTTTCTATTTTATGTGCCATATTACAAATAATAATAGCACTCTCTTCAATATTCATGCTTCTAAAAAGTGAAAATCCTTTAAAATAAAGTAAGGAAATCATTGCAGAATATATTGTTTTCTTATCCACCAATTTCTTACTATTAAACAAATTGAATTTTGTCATATCACCTTCAACAAGATAAATAATGTTATGATTGTGTATAGACAACCCATTTAGTCTATACGATTGTTCTTCATATCTTCCATCCTTGATACTTGACGATAAATCAGCTATACTCTTTCTCTCGACGATAACAATATCAATGTTGTTGTTTGATAAAATAATATCTCCAATTGGCAAATTCTCAACAACAACCTCTATGTTTTTATATATAGGATTTGATTCTAGTATTCGTTTGCACAGAGTAATAAGTTCTCTCTCTCTATTATCAAATTTTATAATCATCTTCGTGTATAGATTATAAAATTATAATCTTTTTATATCTTTTGATAACTCAAATATTTTTATTTGTTAGAAAATGTAAAAAATATTTTGATATGTAAACAATACTTAAATACAAGTGTGTTTGTATAATAAACTAATGATTGAATCTGCGACTATGGGGATTGTAAATAAACAGTTTTCAATTTGTTTGAATATGATTGTGAAAGATGAATCACTAATTATTATAAAAACGCTAACAAATTTATGTTCTAAAATCAATTTTGATTATTGGGTAATATGTGATACAGGGTCTTCGGATAATACAAAAGAATTAATTCAAGAATTTTTTGATAATCGTCAAATAAAAGGTGAATTAATTGTAAATAAATGGTATGATTTTGGAAGCAATCGTACATTGGCATTAGAAAATGCGTATAATAAAACAGATTATTTATTGATATTTGATGCGGATGATGAAATTGTAGGTGATTTTAATTTCCCTGAAAATATATTTGAATATGATTCCTATTATTTAAAATTTGGGAGTGATACAAAATATACAAGAACACAAATAATAAACAATAGAAAAAAATATAGATATGTTGGTATATTACATGAATATATAGAATGTTTGGAAAAAAATACCACAAATACAAGTACAATTTTACAAGGAGAGTATTATATAAATTCTGGAAAGTTTGGAAATAGAAGTAATGACCCTAATAAATATAGTAAAGATGCGTTATTATTAGAAAAGGCGTATGAAGTTGCATTAAAAAACGAAGATGATATTTATTCAAGATATTCATTTTACTGTGCGAATAGTTATAGAGATGCCGGAGATGGTGATAATGCAATCAAGTGGTATAAAAATACACTTACATTAAATAATTGGGCTCAGGAAAAATATATATCGTGTTTGAGATTATCTGAATTATACAATAACCAAAATAGGACAGAACAAAAAATATATTATTTAATAGAATCTCAAAAATATGATGATACCCGTGTAGAATGTATGTATAGGTTGATACAATATTATTGTATACACAACCAAAACGAAATTGCCTATGCATTTTATACACTAATCCAAAAGTATTATGAAAATGCATATATGAATGATACTTTTGAGAAAAAATTATTTGTAATTCATTCAGACTATTCGTTTTATTTACCATATTATATGATTATTGTATGTGAAAGATTGAAAAAATATGAGCTTGGATTAAAAATGTTTGATATTATTTTTACGAAACAAAACGTAGAGCTTGATAATTTTTGGATTAAAAATCTAGTGTATAATTTACAATTTTACGTTGAAAAAAACAAAGAGTTTTCTTTTGTGGCTAAATGGAGAGAATATGTAACACTCATAAATAATAAAAAACATGATATTGATACAAAGTTAATAAATAAATACGAAATTTATAATGTAAACACCTTCCACGAAATACATAATGTTCCAATAAAATTGACAGAACCACGACTATATGATAATGATTCATATGTAGTAGTTGCTATTCTTGCAAAGGATAAAGAAATTGTATTGCCGTTTTATCTACAGTGTATTTACAATCAAAGTTATGATAAAAAATTTATACATCTTTATATTCGTACAAATGATAACAATGATGATACAAATACATTAGTAACTGAATTTATAGAAAAATATGGAAATGAATATGCATCAGTATATTTTGATAATAGTAGTATATCAGAAAAAATAAAACAATATTCACAACACGAATGGAATGCATTTAGATTTAAAATAATTGGAAAAATAAGACAAGATTCTATTGACTATGCTGTCAAATTAAATGCACATTATTTTGTGGCGGATTGTGATAATTTTATTATTCCTACAACACTTGAATCTTTATTTCAAAATAAAGATATTGGGGTATTATCACCATTATTACACACTGGGTATAATGAAAAAGACAACTTTGGGAATGCTTATAATAATAAGGATTATTCAAATTTCCATTACTCTGTAACCGAAAATGGGTATTATAACTATCATGAAAATTATTTTTGTATTCTAAATAATGTTAAAATAGGGTTATCTCGTGTAGGATGTGTTCATTGTACTTATTTCATACCCTATAAATATTTACACAGCGTAAAATATATCGATGAAACGGATAGACACGAATACGTTGTTTTTAGTGAATCGTTACGAAAAAATAATATTCCGCAATATATTGACAATACAAGTAAATACGGATTTCTAACATTTGTGGAGAAAAAAGAACATTTTGATATAGAATACAATCATAATAAAGTAAAATATTGTTTTTAGTGTTGTATCCATAGTTGATAACAAAATTAAAAAAATAAAATTCAAAAACGAATTCATTTCGTTTACATCATACCATGAGTGACAGAGTAACCATTGCGTCTGCGTTGGACAGGGTTGCGAGTTGTCAATAATGCCATCTGAGCTAACGAAGGAGTGCGCTGAGGGGCTCTATAGAAGACAGACGCAGGTAAATTTCCTCTGGGCCATCCGACAGCACCTCCTAAAATACCAGCCTTTTTATTACCACCGACAGACCCTCCACTTTCACCTGTTCTACTTGATATAGTATTTGCATATGCTGCAGGACCGAAACTATGTACCATAAGACCCATAATATATAAACTATATAGATAATAAATTATTTTGTATTTTGTATTTTGTATTTTGTATTTTGTATTTTGTATTTTGTATTTTGTATTTTGTATTTTGTATTTTTGATAATAATAATAATAATTTGTATATTTAAAATTAAAAATTCCTTAATACATAAGATTTCTTTGATTATGCTAAAATATGTTTATGAATAAAACGATATAAAGATATTGTGTAATAATTATATAGAATGGACTATAACAACAAGCTTGAAAAGGAACTGATGCACGATGACGATATTGTTAAAGGGGAAGACGGATTTGTATTTAATCCGTACAACAATTTAAATGTAGAGATTACATTGAACGACGTTCAATCTATTCTTGTGCGATATGGTTTACCTCCTTTAGTAACAAATATGAATCTTTATAAACGTGCGTTTGTGCATAGGTCATACACTAAACGCCCACAACTGGAAAATATAATACAAAACATTACTATAGTAGAAAAACCAGACGACTGTTATCCGTTGCATACGAAATCAAATGAACGGATGGAGTTTTTAGGGGACGGTGTATTAGAATTGGTTACTAAATATTATTTATACAAACGTTTTCCTAAAGAAAACGAAGGGTTTATGACCGAGAAAAAAATTGCCATTGTAAAAAATGAAGCCATTGGGAAAATAGCAATGGAAATGAAATTAAACAAATGGCTAATTATTTCAAAACATGCAGAGGAAAAAAAAATAAGAACAAATCTCAAAAAGCTGGGTTGTTTGTTTGAATCCTTTATTGGAGCTCTTTTTTTAGATATGAATAAAATTAATATACACGATGAAGATGAGTGGTTTGATAATATATTTACAACAGGACCTGGTTTTCAAATGGCTCAAAAATTTATAGAAACTATTTTTGAAAATCACATTGATTGGACAGCACTTATTCAAAATGACGATAATTACAAAAACATCCTACAAGTAAAGATCCAAAAGAGTTTCAAAGTAACTCCTCATTATATAGAATTAAAACACGATATTGAATTTGGTTATACTATGGGAGTATATTTATGTATTGGGCAATCGATTCATAATGTAGATATAAACACTTCTATTAATATTGACATGTTACCTACAATTCAAAACATTCAAGAGTTTATAGATTGTCGTGGAAAATTATTATTGTTTATGGGTAATGGGACGCATAAAATTAAAAGAAAGGCGGAACAAGATGCTTGTTATAACGCATTACAAACATTCAACAAGATTGTTCCGGTCTGATTTGATGGGTGGATGGATTACTCATTTAGCGCAATTTCTGCGAATTTAAATATATAAGATATGTATAATTACATTGTGATGGAATCATTATTAAATACATTAAAACAAAAACAAAATGTCGAAAATAGTTTAAAACAACGAGAAATAAAATTACCCGTCGAAAATGATAATTCTGTTGGAAAGTATTCAAAAACTTTAATACGTGATAGTAGAGATAATCCTGAATTTGATATATCACAGTTTCAAAAAAGACTAAATACTATTAACATTATAAAAGACAAGACTTCTTTAGCTATACAAACACAAAAAGATCCAGTTGTTGAAAATGAAGAGTTGGAAGAAATCATGACAATTGAAATACCTAAAAAGAAACCCACAAAGAAAAGTAAACAAAAACCATTGTTGATAATTGAAGGGGAAGATTTGGGAGAGCTTTCAATAAAACCGATTGAATTTAATAAGGCTAAGGCTAATGCTAATGCTAATGCAGAGGAATTGGATGTTGTTTTTAAACGAGACAACGACAATGACGACAAATCAAGAGAAGATAGATTAAGAGAAGGGGAAATGGAGAAAACAGAGGCTCTTGCTGTTGATGTTGATGTTGCTCTTGACGTAAAGGCGAAAAAATCTAAAAAAAGGCTAGAAAATACAATTGTTTTATTACCAAACAATAAATTGCTCGACGTATATGAAGGCGAATCCATTTTAGATAGATTACCTAAAAAGAGCGAATCTGTTCATATCAAACAAAGTTCATATTATATGAACAACCGAGAGATTTTTATCAATTTTATCAATTCCATGTTTAGACCATACCGTGAAGAAGTTCTAGACGATTCTGCACAAGTTACATGCGAGTCTATTAGTAGCGGAAAATCTGGCGAATTTAATTTACTTACTCATCAAAAATTAGTGAGAGATTATTTGAATCTATATACCCCATATAGAGGATTGTTTTTGTTTTTTTCGTTAGGAAGTGGTAAAACATGTTCGTCTATAGCCATTGCAGAAGGTATGAAAAGTACTAAAAAAATATTAGTATTAACCCCTGCCTCATTGGAAACAAATTATAGAGACGAATTAAAAAAATGCGGAGACCCTTTGTATAGAACAAACCAGTGTTGGGAATGGGTGGATACAAAGGAAAATCCAGACATGGTATCCACATTATCAAGTGTACTAAATTTATCGATTGAATACATCAACGAAAAAGGTGGTGCATGGTTAGTAAATGTAAATAAAAATATGGGGGATTGTAAAAAAATGACGAGTTCAGAGCTTTCAAGTATGCGTAAGAAAATGAAAAAAACTAGAAAAAACAAAAAAGAAGATTCAAAAGGGGTTACTAAAAGAAATCGAGATAACTTGGAGGAATTGGAGGACCAAAATGAATTGGATGTACAAATGAAACGCCAAAGTCTTAACGAACAGATAGATACAATGATTGAATCAAAATACCAATTTATTCATTATAATGGGTTACGAAGAGATAAACTTAAAAAGATGACAAACAATTTTGAAAATAACATTTTTGATAACGCTGTAGTCATTATCGACGAAGTTCATAATTTTATTAGTCGAATTGTCAATAAAATAGATAAAAGAAAACCCGTTTCGTTAGATAAACACGGAAACGCTGCACATGTTCCAATGGAAATATCGTTAATTTTATACGACATGTTACTAAGAGCTCAGAACACAAGACTTGTATTATTAACAGGAACACCAATCATTAATTATCCAAACGAGTTGGGTATACTATTCAACATCTTAAGAGGATATATAAAAACATGGGAAATTCCCATAGACCCCAACAATGAAAAACCAATCAACAAAGAAATGTTGCATGAAATATTTAAAAGAGAAAAAACACTTGATTATTGGGATTATTCCAACACTAGCAGGAAACTTTTAATAACTAGAAACCCTTATGGTTTTGAAAATAAAGAGAAGAGAGAAGGCGGCTATAAAGGAGTTTCAAACGAAACCAAAAACAGAGTTAATGAAAAAGGTGAACCTATGTTGGACGAACGTGGGACACTCACGGATGCAGAGTTTGAAAGAAAAATATTGAAAATATTAAAGGTAAATGATATAAATATAATACCAAGCGGGATTACCATCCATATGAACAAGTCGTTGCCAGATAGATTAGATGATTTTTCTTCATGGTTTATAGAAGATGGGGTTACGAAGGTTAAAAATGTAGATTTATTTAAAAAACGAATAATGGGAACAAC